CAAGCTTAATGAGATTTTTGCTGTTCCTTTACAGGAGCCAGCTCACATTAAGTATATGTCAGGGGACTACTCGGCAGCCACCGATGAACTTCAATCATGGGTTTCAGAAACTATAGCCGATGCAATTTGCGATGGCTTAGGTTTGAGCGATGTGGTGAGGACTCTCTTTACAGAGAGCCTCACTGGACACATCTATGAGTACCAGAAGATGGAGGGGGAACAGAAGAGAGGACAACTAATGGGAAGCATAACGTCTTTTCCAGTCTTGTGTCTCGCTAATGACGCACTACTCAGCATTTGCCGAGATCTGTGTGTCCGAGAGGAACCAGGAACTAGAAGACATTATCAGACCGCTTTCAATGGAGACGATTGTTTAGCTTCATATAGTAATCCTAACTATCCAATTTATTGGAGAGCTTTAGGGGATCTAATGGGCTTAACAGAATCACTAGGTAAAACTTATTTCTCGAACCACTTTGTAACACTTAATAGTGTATTCTTCTCAATAGAGTCGAATGTCGAAAATGACTGGAAGTGTGAGTTCAAGGAGATCAAGTACATAAACCTAGGTTTGCTCCATGGGAACAAGCGGAGTGCTATAGTTGTTGAGGGAGGTTTAAAGAAAAGGAAAGGTAGTAGGAGAGGAGAGCAGGAGAATGTAGAGAAAGGGGAGTGTAAGGAAGAGATGGGGGAGGGGTTGTCTGAAAAAAAGATGATTACCGAACTCGGTTCTGACCATGTGGAGTTATTAGACCGTTGCCCTGAGATTTGTTTAAATACCGTTAGGAAATACTTTTTGTATATCCATGGTACTCGTCTCAGAGAGCAAAAGACTAGTTGGTTTCTACCAACTTATCTTGGCGGGTTAGGCATGAAGCCAACCCAATACACATTTATGGAGTCCTGTCTTGCACGAACTTTAAAAATCTCTGGACTCGTGGAAAGGATCAAGCCAATACCAACTCGTAAAGAGTGGAGGACTTATGATCTGAGTACAGGGTACAAGAACAACGTTTTGGGAGCTTTTGCTTCTAAACGCCATTACATGAAGTTGAAGAATGAATTACCGGAGAGTTACTTAATCTTAAGGGAACTCGCAGAATGCGAGAACTTAAGTGAATTAAAGTGCCTCAGCCGTTCATTCGAAACTACATGTCAAAATTGGCTAAGAAACGTTTCACGTATCCATCAAAGAGCAAGAGCTGCCCTCATTCTCAAAAGGGATAGTAACATAGAATTCGAACAAAAGTGTTCTGTCTCTGGTATCACCCGAAGGCCAAAGGGCCCCCCTGAAAATGAACTTGAGGATTGATGAAAAGCTAGGATCTAACTTTGTCATGCACCACACGATTTCTTTTATAAGAATCTGCACGCCTCGTAGTGTCGGGGTCACAATTGTGACTCGAACGAAGGAGGAACGCGCCCACCCGCCAATGCGGTGTGTGGATCTTATTTAAGAACGTTGGGATAGGTGTCTCTTGTGTAATTGCTAGTTTAATAATTAAAAATGTCCTGATCAACCTTGATTAGGCAGAACGGTAGCTTTCAACAGAC